CAGCTTTAGCTTTCTTTTTAGAAAATATACCAAAGCCACCTGACATATATCCTTTTACATCTCCGCCTTTTTTCATACCATCTGTTTTTTTAACTTTAGCCTCATCTCTTGCTCTTTCTTTTTTAATATTTTGTCTGTGTTTATATTTTCTATATTGAGTAACAGGAGAAAGACCTAACATTAAAAAACTTGTTTTAGGATTTTCTTTTTTGAGTCTATCTTTTACCTCTTGTTTTACAGTATATTCAGGTTCTATTGCACCACCTTTTTTCATACCTCTTGCAGAAATTTCTCTTAAAGAAGCTTTTACTTTATCATCTGCTTTTTTTGTTTCTATTCTTTGTTTTTCTTGGTTCATTTGAAATCTTGCTACTTTTCTGCCTGTTTCTGTACTTAATCTTTTTTTTGCTCTTTGAATATCTGCCTTGGAAAATATATCTTGATCCTTTAAAAAATTAGCATATTCTTTTGCAGTAGGTATACTTGCGTCAGCTCCACCACCTTTTTTCATACCAGGAAGTTTAGGTTGAGTTCTAACAGGTTTATTTCTATTTTGACGTTCTTCACGTTCTTTACGAATTTTTTCAATAATTTTTTTTACTGAATCTCCTATTGGTCTTAAACCTTCTCGTCTTGGCATTTTATTCTCCTATAAAATTTTGTACTTTGTTGTATTTATTATACCACCACATTGTTTCTTTGCAAAGGTAGCAACGTTAGTTGGCTTTCCACCAGGGTTACCCGCTGATCTTTTTCGTGCAACAGCAGAACGCCTTTGCGATTCTGTCATTCGGTTTGCTTTTGCAGCAGGTACGCATTTGGGGTATTTTCTTTTTGATCCACTTGCAGATTTTCTTCCACATTCCTTATATCCTCCACCTTTTTTCTTTGATCCTATATCGACCCATTTTTGATTAAACCACTTAGTTAATCCACCTTCTTTCATGCCTGCAGGGACACAATTAGGAACCATTTTCTTTCCTTTTTTCTTCATGCCCTTTTGGACATATCCATCCCAACACGTTCCTTGCTTAGACATATTTCATCTTAGTCATATCAATCATGCCACCGTCAGCTTTTTTGATAGAGTCTAAAGTTTTAGCTTGTTGTTTATGTAAGCCTGATGCTTTATGTAAAGCTTTAGCTACTTTTTGAATTTTTATTTCCCCACCATCTTTTTTTTTCTTAGGGCCCCAATCTTTTCTTCTAACGCCTGATGGATCTTTTGCTTTTCCAGCACAAATTTTGCTTGCATATGCATTCGCGTATGCAGACGGATAAACTTTAAATTTTCTTTTTGCTGCTGCTTTACCCCTCGGGCACAATTTGGTCATTTTTATGTTTGCTCCTGTTATAAACTTTCTTAGACTTTATCACTTTCGGTCTATATCGTCTAGTCCGTAGACTTTTGGCTATTGGGTTCTTTCTAGGCATATTTTATTTGAACCAGATTCTATTATAGTAAAACCATATTTAAAAAGAACCATATGAATTAAATCCATGTCATATTTAGGATAATCATCAAAAACAAATCTAGTCCCTTTTATTGATCTATTTGCAAACCAAATAGCTTCTGTAAGAACATCTTTTGTCATGTGTGGTCCATCAAAATGAACAAAGTTAAAACCATCTAAATGACCGTTCTCATTCATAAACTCAGTATCAGTCATTTTAATAAAGTTGAACATAGGATAGTCTTCAAAATCTTTAACCATTTGTTCTGCCATTTCATCTGTATAATCACAAGTATATGAAGCAGATTTATCGTAATGTTGATAATTTAAATTACTATAGGGATCTATTCCAAAATGCATATAACGAAGACCTTTTAATCTTTCATTAAAAGCGTCCATTATAATTTTAGAACCAAGGCCCTCTCGGACTCCTATTTCACAAGAATAAAATCTATTTTTTGAATTGTGGACGGGAACTGTTTCGCACCATTTTTTTAGAAGTTCGTAATTTGAACTGTCTCCTCTTATCATTGGATCCTTTTCTAGCACCTCTTAATTTGCCTTCAACTTCTTTTGGTATTTGTGATCTGGATATTGGCATTAAACTAAATTGGTTGCTTTTCCTATAATTGGTTTGTATT